AACTCAATAAAATACGAACCTTCTAATGAGCCTTCTTTAATCAATTTGTCTATTAAATTTATATCAATAAATTCAGTCTCATCTTTTCTACAAAATAACTTTCTAGGACACATAGGACAACTCAAATTACACTTTCTGCTAACTTCGATTTGATATATTTCTGGTAAATCTGGAATAAAAATATTATTTGGTAAATCATTCACTCGTATTGTCATCTAAACTTCCTCCCTTTAAAAATTCTGGTTTCACATAATACATTACATACATTTTACCCTCTACTGGAACCGAGTATATAAAACCTTTTCTTTTTAACGAACCAAGATGAGACAAAACACGCCTTTCCTTAAGATCAAATATATTCACTATCTCAGACGCTAATGTNGGNAATCCTTTGCTACTTTTGTAAATTAAATATAAATCTATCTTTGCTGCAGATGTTTTTATGCCTTGACCAAATATAGTTTTGTCATTTTCTATATAATCACTAAAATCAGCATCAAAAAAACCATGATCATATTTATAAACAGTAGTATCAAGTTTAATCATAGTTTCATTTAATTTTTTAAGTATTTCATCATCTATCAGCTTAAATTCATTAGACATTCCTAAGGCAACCCTACCATCTTATGAATTTGCATACAAAGTATAGATCGGTCTAAAACATAGGCAGGCAAAGTATCAATTAACATCCTGTATATATCAACATCACCATCAACTGGACTAAATACAAAATTGCCAGAAAATAAATCACTGCGTATAAACATGTCAACATATTCCATAGCAAAATTTAAATCATTTTTATCAGCAATGACAAACTTAATATCCATAGGCCCATCATTATTCCCAGCTATCAAACGGAACAAATCATATTCAGTAGGAGCAGGCATAGCTTCTATCATACCACTGCTTGGACATTTGATATCCACTTCCCATCCTAAATTGAAACTGCTAAAAGGAATTTCATAGGAGCCACTGGTTTCAATTTGAACTAATTTGCCCATACCACACAGGGTATTTACCAATTCCTCAAATTCATTAGGATTTTGTAAAAGTGGTTCACCACCTGTTATCAAAACATTTCTGGTTTTACACAGCCTAACTATTTCCTCTGGTGTGTATTCTACACCTCCATCAAAAGATTGAGTTTCCTTAGCATCACACCAAGCACAATTTAAATTACAGCCTTGAAACCTAATCAATGTTACCCAAGAACCTTGTGGTATTATACAACCAGGTTCACCAGATATCGTTTCCACTATTTCATTTATTAACAATTAACCCACCACCTTTCGTAGAATGCCCTAGATTAACATCCAAAATGGCCAAAGGTATAAACATACTACTGGAAAAAGTTTAATATGCTGTAGGCCCTCCTAGACCCCTTCTCGACGAAATTTTAAATATACATCAACCAACTTTTGCACCAACACAGAAATTATAACACACAACTGAATATTTGTCAAGCNTTTCTAAAACTTCCAACATAAGCCCTACCACCTCTAAGATATTGNAACACTACTATTTCATTTGAACTGGAAAACTCACCTTCCCTAATCACCAATTCATTTAACCTAAGCACACCTAATTTCTTCTCATGGCCGTCTTTATCCTGATTAAGACCAAACATAGCTGTAACATGAGAATATTTACGCTTATCCTCACTAAAGTTGGATAGCTTTAACAAGTCAGTATCATAGCTGTCTGCATCTGANTGTGTGGCTGTTATTACCAAGGCATGTTTTTCTTGGGATAGTCCTCTTAGGTTTTTCCAAATGTAATCCTGCTTGTGCCTAAATTCTTTAACTGGAGCAGTAAGCAAATCAGCATAATCCACCAAAATAACATCTGGTACAAAATTACCATACTGCTCCCACAATTTAAGACAATTCCTAATCTCATCTACGGATAATGTATCAGCAGCATAGGTAGCCAATTTGAAACACTGTTTATATTTGTCAAAAAATCGCTTTAGATACCTTTTGGCATCTTCAGCGGTAAGTGGCATTTTTTCCTTTTCCTTTACATACCAAATACTTCCCTTAAATCTGCTACAGGCCTTACAAGGAATATAGTCTGGATTATCCTCAACTGCTTTTATTAACGTATCATAGTCTATGTGTGCATACAAATCATCTGGTGTAAAGTTCCTTAAAACACCAAAATCACAAGTCCTATCCTCATGATCACATAAATTCAACTGGTTGTACACACAATCTACTACTGGTCTATATCCTTCTTTGCAATATTTAGGATTATCCGATCGTTCAGCTAAATATATACAAATCCTCTTCAACTGCTGGGTTTCAGTCATATCACCAGCTTGGAAAAAAGCCACATTGCATTTCTGCATAATCGCTCGCATGGCTAGTTCCAATAACCAAGCTGTCTTGCCTCGTTTTTCTGGCCCCATAAAACCTACAAATCCACCTCTAATTAAATGGTCATTGAGCATATCACCTAAATCATCTGGATATGAAATAAGTCGCTCAAGTTCTTTGTTAAATGCTATTTCAACTCGTTCTAAAGCCTCATCACTCGATAGTTCAAGACCAACATTAAGCTCATCCAATACGGTCGGTCTATAGTTCTGGGCTAACTCCTCAGCTTCATCGGCCCTACCCTGATCTATCAATTCCTGTATTTGCTTGGTATACAACCTTAATTCCTGTGCCTTGAAGTAAGATAGTGTTTGGTCATAGAGATATCCAGAATTGAATTTATCTAAATGCTCATTCTCCTTAGCTAAACTGGGCAGTAAAATGTCATTAAATAGTTCAGCCACATCTTCTGGTATTTTATTATTGTTAACCTTATCACAAAATATATCGTCTATGTCATTCTGTGGTGCTTTACCATATTTGTCAAAGTACTCAATGCACCAAGTAGATAGAATTCTGGCAGCTTCCGATGTAAAGAATTGTGGATTCCATAACTTTCTGATCCTAGATAAATAATCCGTTGAAACTATCATGCCAATAATTATTCTGCGCTCTATATGTTTATCCGTCTTAACTTCTGAAATCATTTTATGGCCTCCAAATACAGTCTAGTCTCGTCTTGCTTTCCCCGAATTATCCACCCGTACATGGCATCTTTTACATAAGACACGAGCACTTTTCAACGGTTGCTGTGGCCCTAAATCGGAACCACACTTTTGACATATTATTCTGCCAACCTCTTCTTCATCCTCATCAAACTTTTTTCTTCTAGGCATAGTTTGCAAGCCTCCTAATGGACGTATTTGCCTGAAAGGCTGTCTATATCCAAATGACGCTTAGCCTCAATTGGCCTAAACTTCTTGAATAACGGACAATTTATGTCCATGGTTTTGGCTGAAATGTCCGTTATCCACTTATTTTCACCAAGCCATTGGATATACCTACTGACCATAACCAATGGAGCAGGCAAGACTTTACGGACATCGTGCGGTATCTTTTCCTGGCAGGCNCTAATGTCCTTGTACATCTGTATCAAATTGGAAGCCAGCTTACTCTCCTCAGAAGGTGTCTTATGGGTTAACAGCTTAAGTGCTGGTGTAAAGCAATCCCGCATAAATATGTTGTAAAAGTCATCTTTGCCAAACACCTCTTGAATCATACGAATGTATGCATCCTTAGACCTGTTGATACTGGCCCTTCTGTCAGCCACAATGAGGAACCTGCTATACGGCCCACTTTTGCCATAGTTGTTAAACAATGTGGAAGCCAAGGATAGTTTGGTGCCCTCTGGAACCTCACTAACTACAGCCTCCAAGACTTCATAAATTTCCTCTTTCGTCCAACGCTTACGCAGCAACGATGGGTCAATGTTGTACTTTCGCATGAAGTCAAGCAACCACTGGGTTGGCTCACCATTACGCTTGACTTGCATTGGCCGACCGCACAACATATTGTCCAAAATGACGTAGGCCTTGGCGTACACCTTGGAACCCTCTCTGTGTTTTTGTGTATTGTATAATGTATTCCAGAAGGCGAAAATCAATTGGATTTCATTGTTTGGTGCATGCCTTTTTAACAAATCCTTTTCAACACAAGCCAAAACTTTGTCAGCAAACAATAATGGTTTTTTGGTAGATGTAGTTTCAAATAGTTTTGGGAGATGCCTATTCTCCTGTAAGGAGTTCTGGCTGATCCCATTATTACCTTTATTGTCCAAAACTGGCCCATTCTCCTGTAAGGAGTTCTGGCAGACTAGGTCAGTTTTATTTTTACTGGTGAAATTGTTATTGTTAGATATTGACCTATTCTCCTGTAAGGAGTTATGGTGAGTATCTTTAATGGAGCAACCTACTAATTCTGGAGTAGTGTAAGTTTCTCCAGTAAAATTAATATTAGATAAACTTTCCTGTTGCATAGATGAAACCTCTCCAGAGGTTTCATCGCCTGCAACTATGTATTTATCTTTAGATAAATACTTATTATATTTAATATTACTAATACTATTACTTATATTAGTAATACTATTAGTATCTTTAATAGTAGTATTATATATATTATTATATATATTATTATAGTTTGCGTGCATTTTTGTTCCACCTAGGGTAGAACACTTTTTCTCTACCCCCCACTCCTCCAACAATTTAATTATGGAAATTTCTGTGTCTGATTTGTATGCATTCTTAACTAAGTTCTTTATTTCACCATAATATTCTTTTGCTAATTCATCACCATCCTTAGCATATTCAAATATTGTTCCTACATAATACCAAACATCTGGAATTTCAAATGCTATTTGCCTAATTTGGCTAAACCCACCACCCAATTTGCTAATTAGTATATCTTCCCTATGCATTAGGAAACCAAGCCAGGTTGCTTTCTTGATAGTGGCTGAAACATATCGAGTAGAACAACCGTGCCTGTCTGCCAAATCAGCATTGGTTAAATTACAGTATAAGTTCTGTCTTGATATTTGAACTATGTCCTGTATAATTTCCTGTTGCTT